ATATGTTTAGTGGTTTGTTACTCATTGCGCTGGTCCTCCAAGAAATGCTAATAGCACCAACATTATAATTAATATTGCTGTAAACCTATAGTCCATCTTGGCAATCTCCATTGTAGAACCTATAATATAATTGCGCCGGCCAATATAACTGCAACAGCTACAATACAAATTTTATGGTCTTGCCATAACTGTCTGTATCTTCTGTTTTGCCATGCACTCAAAACTTTATTTTTTATTTCATTAATCATTTTTTTTCTCCTCAATTTCATAGAAGAATTTATCTGTATCCTCTGTTCTCCAGGCTCTACTATCTTCTACGTTCCAATCACTCGTCTGCACTTTCCAGTCAGGAATACTATCTTTAACTGTAAAAGAAGGTATGTCCCATATAATTCTATTGTTGGGCTGTGCTGCAAAATTACCATCATCTAAGGCAATAATGTGAGCGCACTTATGTTCGTGCGGTATCTCCGAATGATCGGTGTCAAGTATATTACTCTCTGGATGTGCAAAGTCAACGGTAAATAAGTATTTACCAGAGTGCCATTTTTTATCTTTGCCTATATATTTGCCGGCCTGGCCATCTAAAATATCGAAAGTGTGAACAGCAGGATAATAAGAAAAACAATTCCAGAGCTGTAGTTCATCAAGTCGTCTTGTGGGCACTCGGGATGGTTCAAATCCCTTTTGAATAAACGCGCTAATTGGTAAGCGATAAAAAATTGCACCGTTTTCCATAATAGCATGAAATAGTATAGGCTTTCCTGTAATACAGCTAAGACCAAAGATAATGCAGTCTTCAACTTCTCCATGATGTTTTTTAAGATCATATAAATATTCTCTTCTTATTTGAGCATAAGTTGCCGGAGTGTTTGCATTTAAATAAGCCATAATTAATCATGTATCTCACCCCAGTTGTCACCGTATTCATAGTCGACTTTGTTTGGGACTTCCAGTGTAACAGCGTGTTCCATAATTTCAACAATCTTTTTAGCATGTGCTTCATCTTGCACAGATATATCTAGCTCATCATGTATTTGTATGTGAGGTATGATACCTTCTCTGTACAATTCTAACATTGCTTTCTTAGTCATGTCAGCAGCAGACCCTTGTATCAATTTGTTTAATGCTTTGTATGTGTAAGCTCTTTTGATCCCCGGTCCATGCTCCCTGAGTGCATCTTCGTGAGTCATAGCTTTATGCATACCGAAACTGTTAGGCTCCCACAGGTGAAACCTGCATAGTCTACCCAGCAATGTTCGTATCTGACCACGGTCTTGTGCTCTGTTAGATGCTTTATCCATCAGTTGTTTTACAAATGGTACACGTGAGTGATACGTATTAAATAATTCTGCAGCTTTGTCTTTAGTAACTCCTAGCTCTGCTTGAAGTTTACCTTTACCCATGCCATAGAAAAGACCCAAATTGATCGTCTTGGCCTGTGATCTTGGTATGTCTGCCATATCTGCTACAGTCTGGTGAAAGTCTGAATTAGAATCATTTTGATAAGCATCTATTACATCGTATACCGACGGTAATTTGTACAAAGATGCATAATGCACTACCAGCCTAGGCTCTTGCTGAGAATAGTCAAAACAACCCCATGTATGGCCTTCCTCGGGTATAAATAACGACCTTATCTTAGGTCCTAGATCTTTGTTTCTTGCAGGAATTTGCTGAAGGTTTGGATTCTGATAAGAGAACCTACCAGTAACCGTACCACCTCCAGCGTTCCTTAACTGATTTATCTCGGCATGTATTCTACCGTTATGCTCATAACGTAGTATAGAATCTAAAAATGTTGTGTGTGCTTTGTTAATCTCTCTTGCCTGTGCGATCATATTTACAACAGGGTGTTTGTGTTCTTGTAAAAAGTTCTTTGTAAAACTAGGTGCCTCTGTTTTTTCTGTACGAGGGTATTCTAATCTTAACATATCAAATACATTCGCAATAGATCTAGCTGCCCAGATCTGTGTATCAATATTTGTTTCACCTTTTATTTTGTGCAGTAATTCTTGTTCTGCTTTCTTAAATTCTTTTTTCATTTTGTGTGCACGTTCTACATCTACACGTACACCTTTGAATCTCATGTCAACAAGACAAGGAAACAAATCAGACTCCAGGTCAAATATATCTTCTAAGTCTTGATTGATAATTTCTTTTTTCATCTCTTGCCAAAGTCCTAATGTAACTTCAGCATCACGTTCAGCGTATGCACCAACGTGCATTGATGGTAGTTTGTACATTTCTGATTTAGGATTGATACCCCATTCTTCTGCAGCTTCTGCAAGTGCAGCTTCGTTTTTACCATAACCAAGATAGTGCCATGATAAACTATTTAAATCATATCTGAATCTATTCTCATCGGTCACAGCTGCGGCTATCATTGTGCAGGCTATGTCACCATTTATTTTAAATCCCATTGCTCGCAACCAACATACGTCGTAAATTGCATTGTGAAAAACTTTTGTTGATGGTGCTTCAAGTACATCCTTTAACCAAGATAAAACTCTTGATCTATCCATGTTACCACCACCTTCATGTGCAATTGGAAAGTACCCTTTGTAAAATTTTGTAGCAACAGCGATACCTATAACTTCACCATTACCTATTACAGAACCAGATCCCCTCTTTAACAGGTCTGGATCTTTTGTCTCCAAGTCAATTGCTATTTCATCTACATCACGTAGGTCTGGAAACTCTGTAGGTTTTAGCCACTCAGTCGGTGCTTCGAACTTAGGAATTTTCATTATAGTCCCTTTCAAGTATCATTTCTATAAAGTGTATTGCTTTCAATAGATCTTGCTTCTTTCCCTTGTCACGATGTCTAATTATATATTTTATAGCACAACCCTCAGGATATAGCAATTCATTCTCTACTACAAACTTACTTGGTTGAATTTTATACTTTTGATAGTGATTCCCGCCGTGCTGCTTATCCCAAACTTTCGATGTCATAACCTTGATCCTCCTTTTTTGCTGCCATGATGTATAAGTTTTGTTTTGTTCGTGTCACCCCCACATACCAAACTCTATGTTCTTCATCTTGTTTATCTAAACTTTTTTCTACTGCATCTCGTATTGTTTTTGTGTTATCTAAAATTAATAATACATTGTCAGCTTCACCACCTTTTGCTGAGTGTATTGTAGATAGTTTTACTCTTGGGTCCTTTCTTAATTCTTCTCCATTACTTAACATTTCTCTTATGTATAAACATTCTTCATAGTCTGATTGAAACACATCATACCAAGGTGTGTCTTTAATGAAACCAAATTCTGTTAGATTATACATTCTTTCTTCTGTTAGTTCTGTATCTGTACCTGTATATTCAAATATATCTTTTACTTCTGCTAAAGATAATTCATCTCCTTTTTGCCATCTTAAATAATTTAGAATAGTTCTAAACAAAGTTACCTTGTAACTTTTTCTATCTTTGTATTCAAAATAAATACCACGTTCTTTTAAAAATGGTTTGAGTCTATTTAATTTATCGTTGTATCTTGCTAACACCAACCATTTACCTTCATCTATTGGAACATCTTCTAAACTATAAACATAGTTTACTGTGCCTTGTTCTTTTCTTGCTTTCCAATTTTTTTGTACTCGTCTACTAATAGGAATTAAATCTAATATCTTGTCTGCTAAACTTTGCACAGATTGTGGAACCCTGTAAGATTGTGGCAAAATTATGTCTTTCTTTGAAACTTCCTGCTGAAATTTTTTTACATCTGCACCTGCCCAACCATAAATTGCTTGATCATCATCACCAGCTAGTATAACATATTTGCTATTTTCCTTGATAATATTGAACATTTTCCACTGTATTGGTGATAAATCTTGAGCTTCATCAATAAATGCTACGTCATATTTAGGACACAATCCTGACACAATAAATTTTTCGATCATGTCTGTAAAATCTATCAAACCATATGATTGTTTATAATTGTTTACTTCATCAGATATTATTTTTAATAATCTTTTATCCATATCTTGAGAGTACATATCTGTATTGTATTCATCTTCGATAGAAATATTTTTTATTCTAGCTGCATTAATTAAATTAAAGTATTCACTATCAGAATTTATAAAACCTGTATTCTCTTCACCACCTTTGTATATTGTAACTTCAATACCTAGTTGTCTACCTATATCTTCGTAATGTTCATCCTGCATAACCTGAGTCTTCTTCATACCCAATTGATTAAACGCTAGTGAGTGTAGTGTTTTAAAATGTTTTAAATCTTTTTTCTGAAAAGCTGTGTGGTAATCTAACATTCTATTCACTGCTTCGTTTGCAGCTTTAGTTGTAAATGCAAAGTATCCTATCTTATCTATCGGTGTACCTAGTTTTAAAAATGTTTTTACATATTTTAATAATCTAGTTGTTTTCCCTGTTCCCGGAGGCCCGAATAATTTTCTACTAATCATATTATGTCCGTCTTATGTTTTGTAGCCTTGTGATGTATAGGCACTTCTTCAAAAGTTTTTCTATTTATTTGTATGACATTCTTTGTTGATGAATTATATTTACTCTTTTCTTTTGATGGATATCTTTTCTGATCTAAAAATTCTATCTCACAATCTTGATATGTAACTTGCATCATACGCCCTGTTTTATCTTCACTGTATTTCCAGTTCTTTGCTTTTAACTTGTCATAAAATTTATCAAACTTAAAGAAAGCATACTCACCTTCAATCAATACAGAACCAGTTTTAAATGCAGCATCACTTGTAGCTTTAGGTCCATTTATTTTTGCATGTAATACATCATGTAATTTTTCTTTTGGTGATGTACCTACAGGTGGCTGTACTGTTTTCTGTGTCGTGTATAATGCATCCATAACAAATTGTTCTTCTTCACCTTTAATTAAAGGCGGAAAGAATCCTGCAGCTTTTGATATTGCATTTCTTCTTTTACGTTGGTCATTTAAATGTTCAACAGTTCTACAATGTACTGTAGCTGTGCTGATGCCATCTGGTTTTGTTACATCAAATTCATATTCTGGTTCTGGATCTAGATCTATTTTCTTTAGATTAGTTAAGACAGGATAAGAACCTTTTGTTCCACGTAAGACTCCAAACTTTTTCTTTACACAGATACCTTTCTTACAATGTTCGCTTAGTGGACTTTCAGTACAAGTATAACCTTTACTACTTCTATTCCAAGATTTTACTTTTGCATTTAAAAGTTTATCATCCCATGCATTAGCATGTTGACCTGAGAAATATTTTACTGGTGCATTCTTTACTTTTTGTTGCCAGTTGTCTGGATACTTCATCTTAACCATGACATGATAGTTGTACATAAACCTATCCTTACCATCAAACTTTTCTTGATTTGCTATTTTAGATATTGCTGCTAGACATGGTGGACCATCTATAAATTCTTCGTCCACACCTTCCATACTTTTGCTTTCGATTCCTTCGGTAATTTCTTTCAGTCTTTCTTTGTTAACCAGGTTTGCGCTGATTACTTTTATGAATTGATCCAAGGTAAATTTGGTACCATCAACGTTTAAAGCTTTACGCTCCTCGCCGAAATAAGGTAGATTTATAAATTGTCCTGGTCTTAGTTGTCCTGTCTCACTGTCTTTTGTTAACTGTGTCTGCTTTGGAAAAATTTCACAGTCTGGTTTCAACCCAAACAAAGACAACAGGTTAGATAAAAATGATTTGATTAATGATGCATCTGTAAATTTATCCATAAATAAAAATAAATGCAGACCACCACTCTTAGATTCTACTGGTAATAAAGGTAATTCAAATTGTTGTATAACATCTATGTAATCTTTCTTGTTAAAGTTTGAGTAGTCTTTTGGATCTATATCTATTACTCCAAACTTAACTTCTGAATCTTCTGTACAAGGCTGTATACCAATAGACAGCTTGCCTTCTAAATGTTGTTGATAAATATCTGTTGTAAGTTCTTCAAAGTTCCATCTGTATACAGGTTTCTTTTTACCTGTTTCAGAATCTACTTTGGAATCCTGGTGATTGAAGTCAGCTACACCATAAGCATTCCTATATCCGTTAAAATATTCTATGTATCTTTCCATAATAACTGTTTCTGCGGGCCCTCCACTCTCGCTTCAGGCCCACACTGTGCACATATCCCCTAAGGAATTATATAATGCTTTTTTGGTCCTTCGGTTTCTCTTC